CGGTGAAGGGGCTGCAGAGTATTCTGGTGAACAAAACCCCGCTGACGGACACGGACGGTAATCCTGTGATACATGGTGTGACAGCGGTCTGGCGCGCCGGGGAGCAGGAGCAGACACCGCCGGAAGGCTTTGAGTCCTCCGGAGCTGAAACCGGACTGGGCGTGGAAGTGACGAAGGCAAAACCGGTGACGCGCACCATTACGTCCGCGAACATTGACCGCCTGCGGGTTACCTTCGGGGTGCAGTCACTGGTGGAGACCACCTCAAAGGGTGACCGTAACCCGGCATCCGTCCGCCTGCTGATTCAGTTACAGCGTAACGGTAACTGGGTGACAGAAAAGGACGTCACCATTAACGGCAAGACCACCTCACAGTTCCTGGCCTCGGTGATTCTGGATAATCTGCCTCCCCGGCCCTTTAACATCCGGATGGTCAGGGAGACGGCGGACAGCACCACGGACCAGCTGCAGAATAAGACGCTGTGGTCGTCATACACCGAAATCATCGATGTGAAACAGTGCTACCCGAACACGGCCATTGTGGGGCTGCAGGTGGATGCGGAGCAGTTCGGCGGCCAGCAGATGACGGTGAACTACCATATCCGCGGTCGCATCATCCAGGTGCCGTCAAACTATGACCCGGAAAAACGCACGTACAGTGGTATCTGGGACGGCAGTCTGAAACCGGCATACAGCAACAACCCGGCCTGGTGTCTGTGGGACATGCTGACTCACCCGCGCTACGGCATGGGAAAACGTCTGGGGGCGGCGGATGTGGACAAGTGGGCGCTGTATGCCATCGGGCAGTACTGCGACCAGACGGTCCCGGATGGTTTCGGGGGGACCGAGCCGCGGATGACCTTTAATGCGTACCTGGCACAACAGCGTAAGGCGTGGGACGTTCTCAGTGATTTCTGCTCGGCGATGCGCTGTATGCCGGTATGGAACGGTCAGACGCTGACGTTCGTTCAGGACCGCCCGTCGGATGTGGTGTGGCCGTACACCAACAGCGATGTGGTGGTGGATGATAACGGCGTGGGATTCCGCTACAGCTTCAGTGCCCTGAAGGACCGGCACACGGCGGTGGAGGTGAATTACACCGACCCGCAGAACGGCTGGCAGACCTCCACGGAACTGGTGGAAGACCCGGAAGCCATACTGCGCTACGGACGCAACCTGCTGAAGATGGACGCGTTCGGCTGTACCAGCCGCGGTCAGGCCCACCGTGCCGGACTGTGGGTGATAAAGACCGGACTGCTGGAAACGCAGACGGTGGATTTCACGCTCGGGTCTCAGGGGCTGCGGCACACACCCGGTGACATTATTGAAATCTGTGATAATGACTATGCCGGGACCCTGACCGGCGGACGTGTCCTGTCCATTGATGCTGCCACCCGCACCCTGACGCTGGACCGTGAGGTTACCCTGCCGGAGACAGGTACATCGGCGGTGAACCTGATTAACGGCAGCGGTAAGCCGGTGAGTGTGGACATCACCGCACACCCCGCGCCGGACCGGATACAGGTCAGTACCCTGCCTGATGGTGTGGAGACATACGGGGTGTGGGGACTCTCCCTGCCGTCACTGCGCCGTCGCCTGTTCCGCTGTGTCTCCGTCCGGGAAAACACGGACGGCACCTTTGCCATCACGGCGGTGCAGCACGTACCGGAAAAAGAAGCCATCGTGGATAACGGTGCCCGCTTTGAGCCGCAGTCAGGTTCCCTGAACAGCGTCATCCCACCGGCAGTACAGCACCTGACGGTGGAGGTGAGTGCAGCTGACGGCCAGTATCTGGCGCAGGCTAAATGGGACACGCCGCGGGTGGTGAAGGGCGTGCGCTTCAGTCTGCGCCTGACCAGTGGTAAGGGAACGGATGCCAGACTGGTGACCACCGCCATCACCGCAGACACGGAGCACCGTTTCAGCGGCCTGCCGCTCGGGGAATACACCCTGACAGTCAGGGCGATTAACAGTTATGGCCAGCAGGGGGAACCGGCCACCACCACGTTCAGGATTAATGCACCTGCGGTACCCGCCACGATTGAGCTGACACCGGGCTATTTTCAGATAACAGCGGTCCCGCGTCTTGCGGTGTATGACCTGACGGTACAGTTTGAGTTCTGGTTTTCGGAGGCAAAAATCGCAGACACATCTCAGGTGGAAACCTCTGCCCGTTATCTGGGGACCGGCAGTCAGTGGAGTGTATCCGGCCCGCACATTAAGCCCGGGAAGGATTTCTGGTTTTACGTGCGCAGCGTCAACCTGGTGGGGAAATCTGCGTTTGTGGAAGCCAGTGGCCGGGCCAGCAATGATGCAGAAGGGTATCTGGACTTTTTCAGAGGAGAAATAGGAAAAACGCATCTGGCTCAGGGGTTGTGGGAACTGATAGATAACAGCCAGCTTGCGGATGAGATGGCGGAGATGAAGACCAGCATCACGGAAACCCGCAATGAAATCACACAGACGGTCAACAAAACGCTGGAGGACCAGAGCGCCACCATACAGCAGATACAGCGCGTGCAGAAGGACACAAATGATGACCTTGCTGCACTTTACATGCTGAAGGTACAGAAAACAAAAAATGGCATACCCTATGTGGCCGGGATTGGTGCAGGGATTGAGGATACTGATGGCCAGCCACTGAGCAACATACTGCTGCTGGCTGACCGTATCGCGATGATAAATCCGGAGAGCGGCAACAGCACGCCGTTATTTGTGGCGCAGGGGAATCAGCTGTTCATGAACGACGTGTTCCTGAAACGACTGTTTGCGGTGAGCATCACGTCATCCGGCAATCCTCCGGCATTTTCCCTGACGCCGGACGGGCGACTGACGGCGAAAAATGCGGATATCAGTGGCAGTGTGAATGCGAACTCCGGGACGCTCAACAACGTCACGATTAATGAGAACTGTCAGATTAAGGGGAAACTGTCAGCCAATCAGATTGAAGGCGATATTGTCAAAACGGTCAGCAAGTCTTTCCCCCGCACGAACAGTTATGCCAGTGGCACCATCACGGTAAGAATCAGTGATGATCAGAAATTTGACCGGCAGGTCATGATACCGCCAGTGTTATTCCGCGGTGGTAAGCATGAGAATTTCAACAGTAATAACCAACAGTCATACTGGTATTCAACCTGCCGGTTAAGAGTGACCCGCAATGGTCAGGAGATTTTTAATCAGTCCACGACGGATGCTCAGGGCGTATTTTCCTCAGTTATAGATATGCCTGCCGGACAGGGGACGCTGACACTGACATTCACCGTATCTTCATCAGGAGCGAATAACTGGACACCAACAACCAGTATCAGCGATCTGCTGGTTGTGGTGATGAAAAAATCCACAGCAGGTATCAGTATCAGCTGAATTTTATAACCCAGAACGGGCGTCAGAAATGACGCCTTTTTTATTGCAGAAAAGCGAGAGGTAATTATGCGTAAACTTTATGCCGCCATTTTGTCCGCAGCCATTTGTCTGGCCGTATCCGGTGCGCCTGCATGGGCGTCTGAACATCAGTCCACGCTGAGCGCGGGGTATCTTCATGTCTCGACGAACGTTCCCGGCAGCGATGATCTGAACGGGATTAACGTGAAATACCGTTATGAGTTTACGGACACACTGGGGATGGTGACGTCTTTCAGCTATGCAGGAGACAAGAATCGCCAGCTGACCCATTACAGCGATACCCGCTGGCATGAAGATTCCGTTCGTAACCGCTGGTTCAGCGTGATGGCGGGGCCCTCTGTGCGCGTGAATGAATGGTTCAGTGCGTATGCGATGGCGGGCGTGGCTTACAGCCGTGTGTCGACTTTTTCCGGGGATTATCTCCGCGTAACTGACAACAAGGGGAAAACGCATGATGTGCTGACCGGAAGTGATGACGGTCGCCACAGCAACACGTCTCTGGCGTGGGGAGCTGGCGTGCAGTTTAACCCGATCGAATCCGTGGCCATTGATATTGCTTATGAAGGCTCCGGCAGTGGCGACTGGCGCACTGACGGTTTCATCGTGGGTGTCGGTTATAAGTTCTGATTAGCCAGGTAACACAGTGTTATGACAGCCCGCCGGTTCAGGCGGGCTTTTTTGTGGGGTGAATATGGCAGTAAAGATTTCAGGTGTACTGAAAGACGGCACAGGAAAACCGGTAGAGAACTGCACCATTCAACTGAAAGCCAGACGGACCAGCAGCACGGTGGTGGTGAACACGGTGGCCTCTGAAAATCCGGATGAAGCCGGTCGTTACAGCATGGACGTTGAGTACGGTCAGTACAGCGTCATTCTGTTGGTGGAAGGATTCCCGCCGTCACATGCCGGGACCATCACCGTGTATGAAGATTCTCAACCCGGTACGCTGAATGATTTTCTCGGTGCCATGTCGGAGGATGACGTCCGGCCGGAGGCACTGCGCCGCTTTGAACTGATGGTGGAAGAGGTGGCGCGTCACGCCGGGGAGGCGAAGAAGAATGCCGGAGAGGCGGAGACGTCCGCGAGGAATGCCGGCATATCAGCCAGTCAGGCAGAAGCGAGCGCGGCAAATGCTGACACTTCAGCAGGGGATGCATCGGAGTCAGCCCGGCAGGCGGCAGAAAGTGCAGCCGCTGCAAAGCAGTCAGAGGAGGCGTCCTCGTCCTCGGCCTCTGCGGCCGCTCAAAAAGCCAGTGAGTCATCACAAAGTGCAGCAGATGCTGAGTTGTCAAAAAAGACGGCAGAAAGTGCAGCCGGTAATGCAGCCAGGGATGCAACGACCGCAACAGAAAAAGCCCGGGAGTCAGCAGAAAGCGCACAGTCAGCGGAACAAAGCAGGATAGCGGCGGAAGAAGCCGTAAACCGAATCCCGACCGTGGTGGGGCCTCCCGGGCCAAAGGGGGAACCGGGGCCCGCGGGTCCTCAGGGGCCGAAGGGAGATAAGGGAGAGCGCGGTGACACCGGCCCGGCAGGGGCAACCGGTGAAAGGGGGCCGGCAGGTGATGCTGGTCCGGCAGGCCCGCAGGGGCCGAAAGGCGACAGGGGAGAGCGGGGAGAGACCGGGCTGACAGGAAGTACAGGTCCACAGGGTCCAAAGGGAGACACCGGGGCAGCAGGCCCGGCTGGCCCACAGGGACCGAAAGGAGAAACAGGTGCGGCTGGCCCGGTGGGGGCAACCGGACCTCAGGGGCCGAAGGGCGACCCGGGGGAGACGCAAATACGGTTCCGTCTGGGGCCGGGAAACATTATTGAGACAAACAGCCATGGCTGGTTCCCGGATACAGATGGCGCACTCATCACCGGACTGACCTTTCTTGACCCCAAAGATGCCACACGGGTTCAGGGTTTTTTTCAGCATTTGCAGGTCAGGTTTGGCGACGGGCCGTGGCAGGATGTTAAGGGACTGGATGAAGTGGGCAGTGATACAGGCAGAACAGGAGAATGACATGAATATTTTGAGAAAGCTTATGGAGCGTCTGTGTGGTTGCGGAAAGCATGATGACTGTGAACACGGGCAGTCGCTTACAGCACAGCTGCGACTGGGACCGGCAGACATTCTGGAGTCAGATGAGAATGGCATTATCCCGGAGCAGGACAGGGTAATCACGCAGGTGGTGATACTGGATGCGGATAAAAAGCAGATACAGTGCGTGGTAAGACCGCTGCAAATCCTGCGTGCTGACGGGACGTGGGAAAATATTGGCGGAATGAAATAGCCGACAGCTTCACAAAAACCGGAGTCCGGCTCCGGTTTTTTGTGTTGCAATGTCCGGGGGATATTTGTTAAGTAAATGCATTTTCATGCACTGCGGTTTTAGCTGATATATTAACAAGCCATGCAAAGGGAAATTTTACTGATATTTTTGAGCAGTATTATCCATTAGCATGGCGTTGATGTCTGTTGCTACGTGATGCCAATATATATTGCAAATCACAGAGCAGGCAGCTCATTAAACTTGGTAAGCCTTGCTACGATAAGGAAGGTTTACCATTGTGGTGTCATTAGCTCACATGTGTATGGGAGCTTTAAACGTTCCTGTTACTCGTTGGAACACCTGCCTTGCAGAGATAAAAGCCATGCTGTCCGTTATCGTCTGGGCTAGTGAATTGGTGGCACTGAAATATATAAAACCATATTAAGTATCAATATGAAAATTCCCGTTCTCCAACCTGGCTTCAACTTTTTTGCCCCTGCTGGATACTCTGCTGCTGTTGCTCCTAATCGTGCTGAAAATGCCTATGCGGATTACGTTTTGGATATAGGCAAGCGAATACCGCTTTCCGCAGCAGATTTAAGCAACGTATACGAAAGTGTAATTCGCGCCGTCCATGACAGCC